CCTAAAATGATAATGGATAAAATATTAAGTTTTTTTAAAAATCAAAAAACTAAAGACACCGCAGAGTCATTATTACCCGCGGTTAAGACTGCCAAAGAAACTGCCACCGAACTCAAAGAACCTTATATTGCTGTTTTAAATACTCATGTCAATCCAGACAATATCCGTAACGGATTTTTTGAACTTGACTGGAACGAATACTTTGTGTTACAATTACGTACAGCAGGGTATTCTGGCGACACAGATGAAGCTGTGGTCGATGCTTGGTTTTCTGAACTTTGTAGGAATGTTGGTGCTGAGGAAAATATTGATATGGAACGTAGAAGTTCAGGGTATATCAATATTAATAATTTAGGCAATGGCAAAACGGAAGTTAGCTGATGAATAAAACATATATTCTTGTTGATACTGCTAATACTTTTTTTAGAGCTAGACATGCGGTGCGTGGCAGCCTAGAAGATAAAATTGGTATGAGTATTCATACTGTATTGGGTAGTATACGTAAGGCATGGCGAGATTTTAAAGGTGATCATGTAGTGTTCTGTTTAGAGGGCAGAAGCTGGCGTAAAGATTATTATGCTCCTTATAAACGACAACGTGCTGAAGGCCGAGCCGCTGCCAGTCCTAGTGAACAAGAAGAAGAACGAGTATTTTGGGAAACTTTTGATCAATTTAAAGATTTTATTAAATCTAAAACTAATGCAACAGTATTACATCATTCTCAATTGGAAGCAGATGATTTAATTGCAGGGTTTATTCAAACACATCCAAATGATAATCATGTTATTATCAGCACTGACGGCGACTTCGCACAACTGATTGCACCTAATGTCAAACAATATAACGGTGTGATGGAAATTACAACTACGCATGAAGGATATTTTGATGCTAAAGGTAAACGTGTTGTTGATAAGAAAACTAAACAAGAAAAAGCGGCGCCGGATCCAGCCTGGTTGTTATTTGAGAAGTGTATGCGTGGCGACACCTCCGACAACATCTTTAGTGCTTATCCAGGAGTACGTGAAAAAGGCACAAAGAATAAAGTTGGTCTACGTGAAGCATTTGCCGATAGAGAATCCAAAGGATACTCGTGGAACAACATGATGTTGCAACGTTGGTCTGATCACGAAGGTTTTGAACATAGAGTTCTAGATGATTACAATCGTAATGTACAACTATGCGATTTGACAGCTCAACCAGAAGAAATTAAAACAATTATTCTCAACACGATTAATGATACTATTAATTTAGATAAAAATATTACACAAGTTGGTGTTAGATTTATGAAGTTCTGTGCGGAGTACGATATGCAAAAAATTAATGAACAAGCCGCTAGCTATGTGGAACCATTAAATGCGAGGTATATTAAAACATGAATTCTACCGCTAAAGTGTTAGTACCTGATAGGGAATGGATAATCAAAGACGGTGATAATAAAATTGCTTCTATATCTAAAGTCAAAAAGGGATATTTGGTATTACATAACGGTGTATCAATACCATTTAAAGATCTAGCTGAAATAAAATCAGCAATTGGTATTGCATTTTTTGAAGAAAGTATCAAAAATCGAAAACGAGAAGAAACTGCTCCTTACAATATCTACGGATTTCCCTGCAAGTCCAAACCCTATGAGCCATTATATAATGTAAAGAAAAAATTGCCATTATATACAAAAAGAGCCAAAAGCAAAAGTCAACATTGTGCAGGTCATTACATCATTAAATTTAGAAAAGGGTGGGTTAAAAGCTTCAGCCCAAAATTAATTACATTGGAAAGATACCCATTTCAAGGTCCTTGGAAAACTGAAGAAGAATCAAAACAAGCATTGAGAAAGGCTAATCATTCATGCGACAACTAAACACTATACCTATTGAAAATTTTTTAGATAAAGCTAGAATTGCCATTAAAAGTAACCAAAAATCAGTGACTTTAGATATCAAAGAAGTTGCTGATTTACAAAATAGTCTAGCAATAGTGATGACCAGATTAAGTGGTGAATTGGATCAAAGTTCCAATAATGATGATCCTATCCAAATTAAAATGACTGGCGGGACTTTTTAAATACTAGAATAAATATATGCTAAGGAGCATATACTTGATGTCTAGGCCAAAACCAAAAATATTATTAGAAATAACTAACAAAAAAACCTATAAAACAGAGCAGGTTTTGGATGCCGAAGCTATTTGGGCTGTATTTTATCAAGATAAACCCATTAATTTAAAAACCAATAGTATTGTAGCTCAAAAAGTAGGTCCAAAGTATAAAAAAATCAGTTTCAGTAATCCTGGTCATGCTATTAATCTTGCCGAAAAACTCAACAAGCTATTCAATACTTCGGAGTTTTCTGTGTATAAATTAGTTACTGGGGAAAAAATGCCCAATGAATCAAAAGATTGATTTAACCAAATATGTGGCTGAGCAGTGCGGCTTGCCCATAGATGATGAAAACATCAAACAGTTAATAATCCAGTGGTGGTTCAATCCAAGAAGAAAATCATCAGGAGGTCTTAGACTCACTGATGAAGGATTTTCCAAAATTTCAGAACATATCAAAGTGCATCGTGTAATCATTGATAAACCTATAAAATATACTAATAAGGTTATAATTTGGTTAGACAAATACATTGACAGTCCATGGTATGTCACTAGTAAAGAAATTTACGTTTTTCATGAAAAAATGGCAGTACAATTAGTGTTATTTTCTGGTAACATAATTCAATATTCCAAAATCCGTGCCACTAATCATCAAATCAATGCCTAACTAATTGATCACTGTAATTTAATGACTTACAAATAATTTGTATATAGATAGCTATATAGCTACATTATATCTCCTTGATACTGTATAAGTATTATTACAGTAGATTAAAAAGGAGGATATTATGTGGTGCTATTTAAGACGTATCGTAATTCTCGCATTTATGCTGTACGTGGTGTTTGATACAGATAACTCATATTCGCAATCTGACATATCAAACATTTCTGATCTTGAACCTGCAACATCACCATCAGTTACGGAACCTGTGGAGCCAAACACAAATTCTGATGCAAAGAATGAAGCTTTGATAATTCAATCCAGCAATAACCATATTGCGGTAATTGATCAACTCAATGGTATTGGGAACTTTGCACAAATTATACAATCTGCTTCCACTCCCTCAGTTGCATATATCACACAATCTGGTTCAAATAACAGGGCGGAAATTAGACAAAAGTAGTACTGGACAAAACCACTTGACATCATAGCAAATTCGCTGTATAATTAATACATATTGTAAAGCAAGGTGCCTACAATACAACTTTTAAGAAAGAGCGGAAATGGCAGAACAAATTAGCACTAATCGCACAGTCACTCCTAACGAAGCAAAACGTAGCATTCGTAAATGTATCAAAATTCAACGTCCTGTTTTTATGTGGGGTCCACCAGGAATTGGTAAATCTGATATCGTTAAACAAATTGGCGATGAAACAAATCGTGATGTTATTGATATTCGATTGAGCCTCTGGGAACCCACTGACATTAAGGGTATTCCTTATTACAATTCTTCAGAAAATACAATGACCTGGGCTCCTCCTGCAGAGTTGCCTACTAATCCAGATTCGACTGCTATCATATTTTTAGATGAGTTAAACTCGGCTGCTCCGGCAACACAGGCAGCGGCTTATCAACTGGTTCTAAACCGTCGTGTTGGTACTTATATATTGCCAAAAGGTGTTAGTATTGTTGCCGCAGGTAATCGCGAAACTGACAAGGGTGTAACATTCCGGATGCCCGCTCCATTGGCTAATCGTTTTGTTCATATTGAACTTAAAACAGATTACGATGACTGGTTACAATGGGCTACTAATAATCGAATCCATGAACAAGTTGTGGGTTATGTTGGGTTTGCCAAACAAGATCTATATGATTTTGACCCAAAGAGTTCTAGTCGTGCGTTTGCTACACCACGTAGCTGGAGTTTTGTATCTGAACTTCTTCAAGATGATGATCTTAATGAAAACACACTCACTGATTTGGTTGCTGGTGCAGTTGGTGAGGGCCTTGCGGTTAAATTTATGGCACATCGTAAGGTTGCCAAACAAATGCCTAATCCAGAAGATATTTTGAGTGGTAAAGTAAGTAAATGTAATATCAAAGAAATATCTGCCATGTATTCTTTGACAGTGTCATTGTGCTATGAGTTACAATCAGCTGATCAAAAGAAAATAAAAAATTGGGACGAACAAGCTGATAACTTCTTTAAGTTTATGATGGAGAACTTT